GAATGACCACTCTCACACCAAGCACGGCAAAACCTTCCGTCCTCGCACCGGATCTCGAAGTCACGGGTGATATTACCAGCAGAGGCCCCTTGGTGGTTCAAGCGCGTGTTGTCGGCAACATCACCGGTGAGATCGTGACGATTGAGCATTGGGCCAATGTAAAGGGCGACATTGAGGCCAAGCAGGCAACGATTGAAGGCGTCGTGGTTGGCGCTGTGATCGCGGAGGATGTCCGGGTTGCACATTCCGGTCAAATCAACGGCTCAGTTCATTACTCCAAACTGGCCGTGGAAGCCGGGGCGATGATCGAGGGCCATCTGAGAATGATAACCCCGCCCCCGGAACCCGCTCAGCCAAGTGGATCGGCCAGCGAGTAATGTAGGATGATGGGCACAACGGCTGCCTTTAGGCTGGTTGCCCCTTCAACAGCGAGATCGACAGGCTCAGGTGCTGCCGGCTCGACCCAGTCGCAGAGCCCACCCAATGTACGCTCAACAGCGATGGCGGCACCTATCCGGGCGATGAGTTGGTCAAATCGTGTATCACGATCACCGCTTGCCTGCACGATGACCTCAAGTTCCGCCCGCTGCTGGTAGTGATAGCGCAGCGGGGACAGTGTGACCTCCGGATCGCCCGGGTTGCCGTCGCGCAGGATCAGCAGCCCTGCGGATGGGATGCGCTCAGGCAGCACCTCGCCGCGCAGAACCGGCACATGCGGGATCGTGCGAAAGGCATCTGCCAAGGCGGTTAAGATGATTTCGCGTTGGGTGGGCATTGGGTTGTTCTCTGACAAAAAATCGATCACAGAGGCGCTCGGCTGGGCCTGTAGCTCAATGGTTAGAGCCGGGCGCTCATAACGCCTTGGTTGGGGGTTCGAGTCCCTCCGGGCCTACCAATCTCTCTTGCAAACCGCTCAAATCGTTTATGGATGCAGCGGGCTGTATGGCTTTCACGCCACCCAGCTTGCCACAATCGCTCCCGGCACACGTCCCAACTCCGCCTCGGCGGCCCTCGCCAAATCCAACCGCTTGGCCAGCTTTACCTGCGGCACGAGCAAAAAGATTGGTGCGGTCAGGAGGCCCCGACCGGTCTTGGAGCGCGACGCCACAGCCCGGCCTTTGGTGTTGAGCCGCCCCTCAGCCACCAAGAGGCTCGGCCCCTGGCGTCGATAGATAAACCGCAACCTCAAGCCGGTACGGCGCTCCCATTCGCCGGGCGTGATCCTACCGCCACGCGCGGACTTACCGGCCGCGGGCGTTGGGATCGCGAGCCATAGACCGCTTTTCGATTGGATGAGAGGGCCAGTGTCATGCGCGCCGATGATCATCGGAGCCTTCGACCAGACCAGAGCCGCCGCGTTCAGACTGGGTTTGCCCTTTGGATATTGCTCGGACCGAATGCTGCGCGCCAATCTGGTGCCAAGCCCCGCGCCCGTAATCTGGCCGCGCCAAGCTGACTTCAGGCGCGTGCTGGCTTCGCGGATCGCCGTCGACACCGCATGCTCGCCGGTGGCAATCTCTTCCCGCATGAGCGCCACAATGTCAGGATCAATGTTGAGGCTCAGATGCATCGCACTCACGCGGGGCAGAGGGTCATTGTCCAGATGAGCCGCTCCCGATCTCGGCGCGGCTCACCCTCAATCAAAAATGTCTCATCTCCTATCAGGATCTGCTCCTGCGGTCGGGGATTGGGGATGTCTGCCACCCGGACGTCGATCCGGGTGGTGTCTGAGAGAAGCCGCGTCGCGCCAAACTCCGTAATTTCGTCGGGGCGACGCAGGATGCCCCGCGCCCGTGTGAAGGCCCCTGCCCCGTCGCGGTACCAGACCTCGACGGCGATGTTCTTATCCGCAAAAAGCACCTCCAGCGCGTCCGCGAAGGCCGTCATCAGGTCCGCCGGCCCACGCGCAGGACCTGCGGACGCGTGCAGATTGGCAGGGGGTTGCTCTCGATCTCAAGGCGGACCCATTCGTCGCGGTCGCGATCGGGGATCATGCGCGCATAAAGCGGCAACCCAATCGTATTGACCGTCTCAAATGTATCCGCCGGGGCAAAGTAGATCTCAAAAAGCCCCTCAATGCCCTGCGGATAGAAGAACGCCTTGTCCGTCGGCACCCCGATCGTGCTACTGCCCCCATAACGGCGGAAGGTGATGCCACCAAAGGTGAACTCATCCACCGCCCTGCCCCGCAACTCATTGGCAGCGGCCGTGTTGAGATAGGTCTCCCGGATCTCCTTATGGGCGACCAGGTCGGCAAAGAAGGCCGAACCACACTCCGCGCGCAATTGCACAGGCCCCACGGCAAGCCCACCCAGGCTTTCCTCCACGCTCTCAATCAAGGCCTGACAGCGCTTGCGCAAAGCACCAGATGCAGGCGTGGCGTTGTCGAGGTCAAAATCAATTTCGGCGGCAGGCGTAATGCCAAACTCATTGGCAAAGTTGATGACCACCGAGCCATCGCGCGGATCCTTCACCAACCCCTGGATGCCATTCAGCAGATGATACTCAAAGGTCGCCTCGGCATCCGATCTCAGTCGCCGCATCCGGCGCGCAACTTCAGCCTGCGCCTGCTGCGTCACGCTTTCCGAGCCGAACTCGCGGATGCCTTGGATCTCGGACGCCCACAGCACATCCTGCTTTTTGAACTGCCGACAGACAAAGGCACGGACCTGACGGCTTTCTGGGGATTGCTGGTCATAGGATGATCCACGCTCGGAGAACGGGATAAGTGACAAGGTCCCATCCCGGCTTTCGATCACGACCGTGCGCGTGCGCACCCCACGCTCGCCAAAAAGACCTGAGCCGGACAAGGTCGCAGGCTTGAAGGGAATATTCTCCAAAGCACGCGTGAGCTCAATGACGGAGAAGGCATCGCCTTCAAAGATATCCATGGTGGCCATATGCCAACCTCCTTAATGTGAGTGTCTTGAGGGCCGACCCAGCGCGCTCAGCGCAGGACAATGCCGAGCACCGCCAGTGCCGTGGTGCCCGCGGTGATCTGCGCCTGGGTCGCGCCCTCGGGCCAAACGATCTCGTGGCGGTTGACGATGGCGGGGCCGCGCAAAATCACGACGCCGAGGGCGTCAGCCGCAGTCGCGTCGACACCGGCCCAAAGGATGCCGGCAGGGTTTTGACTGCCGTTGGTGGCGGCAGGTGCAAGGCGGGTGTATTTGCCACCCGTGGTGATCTTGCCAAGAACGGAACCAGGTTCGAGGTTGCCTGCGCCCGAAGCAATGGTCACGGTTTCTCGGGTATAGTCGCTGAAGCTTTCCCAGACGAGAAAGCCACCTGCGTGTTGGCCTTCAGTGAGCATGGTCATGGAAGCTTATCCTTTCGTCTTGAAGGTGCGGGCGATGACCTCGCCCCAGGGATGGAGGGAGGCTGCGCGTCCAGGCTGGGCGTGGGCGCTCAAGGTGATCTCGGGGGTGGCGTCCGCCTTGGCCGCGAGAAGGCGGCTGCGGACCGTATCAAGGCTCGTGTCCTGCTCTAGGAACCGGCCCGCCATCTGCGGCTGGCCTGCAAGGCGGCAGAGATCGATGACCGCGCGTGCGTGGGTCATCGCCTCAGCGCGGACGGCAGTAGCATCAGCCATTGTGGGCTCACTTGCTGCCATGATTGGCAATTCCGCAGCTGGGGGGTCATGGTCCGCTTGGGTGTTGGCGTCTGCAACACCCTCGGGCTGGGGCTCGGGGGCTGCAGGTTCATCGGGTTCACCTGCCGCCTCGACCAATTCCGGCGGCGCATTGCGGAAGCGTGCCACATCAAAGGAGGCGGCGAGCTTCACGGGCTCTGCGATCCGGTCAATCAGGGCAAGATCCAAAGCCTCCGTTGCATCAAGCCAAGTCTCGGCCGCCATCAGGGCGGCGATTTCGTCATCGGGCTTCCCGGACTTGGTCGCATAGCCCTGTATCAAGCTGACCTTGACTTTATCGAGCGCCTCGGCGGTGGACCGCATATCCTCGGCAGTGCCCATCACAAGTCCTGAAGGATCATGGATCATCAGGAAGGCGTTTTCTGGCATGACGATCGTGTCGCCCGCCATGGCGATGTAGCTCGCGGCCGAGGCGGCAATGCCGTCAATCCAAACAGTGACCTCGCCCGGATGGCGTCTCAGCGCATTGTAGATCGCCACCGCATCAAAGACCGAGCCACCGGGGCTGTTTAGGCGCAAATCAATGGCCGCATCATCGGGCAGTGCACCCAACTCCGCCAGAAAGCCCTTCGCTGTGACGCCATAAGCGCCAATTTCGTCATAGATCAGCACTTCCGTGCGGGATCCTTGCAAGCCGGGGCCCCGGGCGCAGATCGTGTACCAGGATTTCATGGGGTTACTCCTCGAGAGTATCTGGATCGGTCCTATCCCCGGACGGTCCGGGGTTAGGATTTGGATTGAGTTCTTGGACTGGCGTGGCCCTTGACCCCTGCGTCTCACCGGGGCTCGTTTTGTAACTGAGCCCCATCTCTCTGACCCGTGCGGCGTCGGCGGCGTTTTCGCGGTCGACCTCTTCGATGTCATAGCCTGTGGCCTCGACCACCTTGCGCCGCGAGGTAATGCCCGCTCCCATCGCAAGAACCTGCGCTTGGATGTCTTTCAATGGATCAACCCAGTCCCACCTTGGCGGGATCCATTGCACCGCGCGCGCGTCAGCGGGGTCTGTATTGAGCGCGCCCGACAGCACCGCCGTCTCCAGCCAGCGCCGCCAAATGGGACGGCACAGCTGATGCGCCATGATACCGTGCTGCAATTGGCCAATCCGCCGCCGGAACTCGACGAGTTCGGCACGCAAGGACGAGTAGTTCGCCTGCCGGACATCGCCCGTGACGAGATGATAGGGCAGACCCAGCGAGGCCGAGACCGCTAAGAGTGTTCTGTACTGGAACGCCTCATAGCCACCACCAACATCAGCGGGGCTTGAGAACTTCACATCCTCACCCGGCAGCAGTACCTGCATGGTTCCGGGCTCGAGGCTCGCAATGGCTGCCCCATCAAGATCAGCCGCCCCCTCCCCCATCATCGGGTCCTCGGGTGCGGTCTTCGTGATGAAGCCCGCGAACATCGCGGCGGTCTTTTTGCGGTCGAGTTCGGCGTCATCGTATTGATCGAGTAAGAACAGCCGTACCATGGCCGGTGCCACATGCGGCAGACCCCGGATCTGACCCGCATCAATGGGTCGGTAGATGTGCAAGACTTCCTCGGCCGGCACGCGGACAGTGTCTGGCAAAGCCATGCGCTGGTCCGTGCTGTCACCTGGATGGCGCCGACGGAAGTGATAAGCCACCCGCCGCCCGATCAGGTCGAACTCGATCCCGCAGCGGATGAGGTTCCCGTTTTGGTCCGTCTCCGTCTTTTCAAACGGCAGCATCTCGGATTGGAGAAGCTGCAATTGGAGCGGGACCAGGAGCCCGTCCTCCGCCCGTCTGGGCCGAAGGCGCACAAAGCATTCGCCCGCCACGAACATCTCGCGTGCGACCATGGCTTGCAGCCCGTAGAAATCGGTCAGACCATCGGCGTCCGCCTCATCCGTCCAGGCGAGCCAGAGTTTCTGGACCTGGTCCCGCAGTGCGGCATCCGTGATGAGCGATGACGGCTTGATACCGTCGCCGATAAGGTTAGCCGCAAAGGCCTCGCAGGCGTTCGCCGCATAGCCGTTGGTCACCACCAGTTCGCGCGAGCGCGCCAGCAGTCTGGGTCCACCCGAAGCCACGAGCGCGTTGATGTTCTCGAGAGGTGGGTTCCAGCCCCGCAAGCGCCGCTTCGCCATCGCGCCTTCAAGCCGCGCGCGCATGGCTTCAGGACCGCCCGGCTTGCGGCGGCGAAAGAGGTCAAACATCCCCATTTGTGTCAGAGCCCCTTGGCAGTCGTCACGCGGACCTGCCGCACGATCCGCCGCCCTTCGCACATCACAATCTCACGGTCCAAAACCTCAATGGCCCGGTCGATCTCGGCCAAAGACCGGTAGTCGACCGTCTTACCGTCATAGCTGACGCGGGCGACGCCCGAGGCGCGCTGCGAAGTCAGGGTCTCTCGGCGGAGTTTCAGTGTCGTTAGATCCGCCATGCCCAAACTCATCCCATGTATGTTGACCGCGCAACGCGGCGCACCTGTGCCTTGCGTACAGGTTGCGTGCCCCCGGCAGAGTGGGCGCCCTTGGCTTCAGAGACAGCAAACTGTGCGGCCAACTCTTCCCACCGAGCGTCCGACCAGCGGTCTGCGCCGAGGATCCAGGCGGCAGCGCGGGCATAAACACGGCAGTCGAGTGCCTCGTTGCGTTCCCGCAGCTTTTGCCATTCGAGCTTGGCAAAGCCGCGCTTGTTCTTGACCGTGACCAGCTGCTCGGCCGTGAGCTGTTTCAGCCATTCAGCGTCGACCCAGCCCGGCAGATGGAGAAAGCCGGGAGAAAACCTCTCCCCACCCACCGGGCTAGGTTTCGGCGGGCTTACGCCGCCCCACTGGGGCGACGGTCCCGCCTCATCCGGCGGATCCAGCCGCAGGAAGCGATAGGTCTCGGCCTTGAACGTCGAAGTGGCGATGGTCCAAAGCCTTGCACCGCGGCGAAGACGTTTGCCCGCGATCGTCGCATCGACAAATGTTGGCCCCGTCACAGGGCTTGCCCGATTGAACCCTTCCACGCCCTTAACAGGTGCTACCTGTCCAAAGCCCACCTGACGCGCCCACGCGTAAACGGCTGCCGTTTCATAGCCCGTGTCGATCGCCAGCCGCGCGATGGTCATCGGCGTGCTGCTGGCGTGAACCCAAGTCCTGCCAAGTAGGTCAGTCAGTTTCTGCCAGCAGGCGGGATCGCCCGGGCCGCCGTCGATGACGATGTGGTCGATCAGCCAGCTTTGCAGGCCCTTGCCCCAAGCCCAAACGTCAACCTCGATCCGGTCCTTCTGCACGTCGGCCCCAGCGGTCAGGAACAATCCGCCCACCGGCACCGTGCCCGCACGCCAATCTTCCTTGAGCCCCTGCAACCGCTGCCAATCCGGCGCCTCGCCGCTTTCCATCCAGGTCTCGCCAAGCGACGTGTTGATGAAGGTCTTCATCGTCTCGTCCCCACCGGCGCGCGCTGATAGAAACGCCTTGGCCATGGCCTCGAGCCGCACCCAGGGCGAATAGATCTCGTTCAGATGGAAGCCCGCCGTCCCGTTGAACGGCGCATCAGCGATCCAGCGGCCCTTGGAGATGGCCGCCCAGCGGGCGTCATCTTTCCAGGGCGCGTCGCAGTCAGCGCAGTGGTAGCGTGCAGTTTCAGGCCTGTGGCCGCCACTCTCATCCTTGTCCCATTTGACCTGTTCCCAGGTCAGGAGTTGTTCATGGCCGCATTGAGGGCACGGCACCCAGAACCTGCGCTGATCGCTTTCCTCGAATGCCGCCTCGATCCGGCTCGCACCCTTGTTGGTCGGCGTCGAGACCAGCACGATCTTGCGGTTCCAGAATGTCACGGTCCGCTTTTTCGCGAGATTAACCGGGTCGCCTTCTGCCCCCGCGCTGAACGGATAGCGGTCGACCTCGTCGCACAAGAGCAGTCGGATCGGGCGGCTCGCCAGCCCCGACGGCGCATTGGCGCCGACGATGGTCAGATGCCCACCCGGGAACCGCTTGTGCAAAATCTTGTTGTTGCCGTCCCGCGAGCGCGGATCGGCGATCTTGCCTTGTAGGCAGGGCGTATCGCGTGCCATCGGCGAGAAGCGATCCTTCGACCAGGTTTCTGCGTCCCGCTCGGTGGGCATCACCACCATGATCGGCGCCGGATCGTGGTCGATGTGGTAGCCGACCATGTTCAAGATCGACTCCGACTTGCCGATCTGACTGCTCGACATGATCACGACGGTTTCCGCCGCCGGATCCGAGATCGCGTCCATAATCCCGCGCTGGTATTCCGCGCGGCTCGTGCGCCATTGGCCCGGCTCGGCGCTGGCCTCAGAGCTCAGCCGTCGGTTCTGATCGGCCCAATCGCTTATGGTCAGGTCTGGCGGTGGCTTCAGAACCGCCAGCGCCTTCGCCACCGTCCGCTTCAGGATCGGTGACCCCTGCAAGGTCAATGTCGGCTTCAAGTTCAATGTCTGGCTGCGCGAGATCATCGAGCACCTCGCGGATGGCGGCGCGGATCAGGTTCCGGGTATCTCCGACGGTGGGTTGGTCAAAGGCCTGAGGGGCCAGCCGATCCGGCAGCGCCAAGAGGCGGGTTCTCAAAAGCGCGAGCACGGCAATCCAAGCCGCCTCAATCTCATCCGCTGCAATCAGCGAGCGGCGCTTTTCCTCTGCCTCCATCTCGGCAAGATCCGCCCGCGCCCGAATGAAGCGGGCACGTTCGGCCGCATAATCAGGCGCACCGGCCTGCGCCCTTAGCGCCTGATCACGCAAGTACCGGACATAGCCGCGTACAGACCCGATCAAGTCATACTGGCCGCGCTCCGCCTTCGGGATCACACCCTCGCGGCTCAGCTGCTGTATGCGCCGCTCCGAGAGATCCAGAAGCCGCGCGATCACGCCGATGGGCTGTGTGGCTGTCGACATGCGCGGCTCCCGAACCTTCGATTAACTATATGGAATCGCGTCTAATTCACTGGATGTGCGGGCCCACTAGAGCGAAGCTCAAGACAGCAGAAAACGCAATTCAGGACGCATTGAGATGAGCCAACGCCCCACTGCCCAAGACGCCTTCATCGCAAAGAAAGCTGCGATCGACGCGATGCTTGCTCGGCTTCAAGCGCTGAGCGACGCGCACTTCAACACCTATCCCGACGAGGTCCATTGGGGGCATGTCGGCAACCTTGATTATTACGCCGAGCTTCTGAAGCGCATCACCGACAGCGCCTTCACCGAAGGCGAACACGCGGAGTAACCCACATGGAAACCACCAGCATTCGGCTCACCATCCGGAACCTGCCCGACCATTTTGACCGCACCCGCATTGCCACCGTTCTCGACGAGATCGAACTGACCCTGCTGGAGGAGCGCGACGTTCACTGCAGCACCTCAGCCGACAGTTTCACCATCACGATTGTGGTGCCAACTCTCCAGCTGCTGGATGTGGCGACATGCTTGAAAGGCATTGGCCTGATCTAACCTCGCGCGCCCGCCACCCGGATGGCCTCGAAGAGCCGACGCAGCAAGAACGATCTTGCCAGGCTTACGATTGTGAAGACTCCGCCCATTGCAAGGTTTTGACCCAAGGTCGTCTGCAGTCCGAACACAGGAAAGATCAGGATCTGCGTCACGACGGCGACGCCATAACCGACGATCACGTTGGCGACGGACTCGACCAACGACATGAGGCGGGACTGCTTCATGCGGCCGCGCGCTCTGCCTTCAGCGCATCGAAAGTGGTGTCGCTACCATCAATCAACGCCTGCTTGCCGGTGAACTTCTGCCAGCGCGCAACCGCCACATCGACGTAAGCCGGGTTCAGTTCGATGCCGTAACAGACCCGTCCAGTCGTCTCGGCTGCGATCAGTGTTGTGCCCGATCCCATGAAGGGCTCATAGACCGCCTGACCCGGGCTCGAGTTGTTCAGGATCGGCCGCCGCATGCATTCGACGGGCTTCTGCGTGCCGTGCACGGTTTTTTCGTCTTGATCCTTGTTGGCAATCTGCCAGAGCGTGGTTTGCTTGCGGTCCCCCGCCCAATGGCCCTTGCCGGATTTGCGCACGGCATACCAAGCGGGCTCGTGCTGCCAGTGGTAATCACCCCGGCTCAGTACCAGCCGATCCTTGGCCCAGATGATTTGGGACCGGATGGTGAAGCCTGCGACCTCCAAGCTTTCGGCCACTGTCGCTGCGTGCAAGGCACCGTGCCAGACATAGGCGACATCCCCCGGAAACAGCACCCAGGCCTCACGCCAATCGGCGCGGTCGTCATTCAGCACCTTGCCGGTGCGCTTGGTCTTTGCCGCACCTGCCTGGTTGCGCCAGCTCGGATCGTATTCCACGCCGTAGGGTGGATCTGTCACCATCAGGAGCGGTTTTACAGTGCCGAGCAGGCGCTCGACATCCGTCGCGACCGTGCTGTCGCCACAGAGCAGCCGGTGGTTGCCAAGGATCCAGAGATCGCCCGGGCGGCTGATCGGATCCTCAGGGGTTTCCGGAACATCGTCCTCACCCTCCTGCGGACCGGTGCCCTCCTCGAGGCTGGACATTAGCGCGTTCAACTCGTCGTCTGTGAAGCCCGTCAGCCCGAGATCGAAATCAGCCTCCAGCAGGTCCGACAGTTCGAGGTTCAGCAGGTCCTTGTCCCACTCGGCATTCTCGCTCGAGCGGTTATCCATGATCCGAAAAGCACGCGCCTGGCTGACAGTCAGCCCCTTGGCGACATGCACCGGCGCGGTCTTGAAGCCGAGCTTGCGCGCCGCTTCCAGCCGCGTGTGCCCAGCGAGAACCACCATCGCCTCGTCGACAACGATAGGCTGGCGCCACCCGAATTCCTGGATCGAGGCCGCGACCGTCGCGATTGCCTGCTCGTTGCGCCGCGGATTGCGCGCATAGGGAATGATCTGCTCGAGCGGCAGGTCGACAACGTCCATGGGAATGTCCTTGAGGATGCTTGATGCGCGAACCAAAGGTCCGCGAAACGAAATGGGGTCGGATCCCCGTTTCGGTTCAGGCGGGTTGTGTCAGACCGTCAGGCCTTTGTTTTCTTGGGGTTCGCTTCGAAGCGAAACGAAACGGGTGTTTTCGGGGGTGTCACTGGGAAACCCTCGGGCCTCGCCCCCCCGAATACGGTCACGAACAGGAGGGACCCGTTCAATTTCAATGAGTTACGAGGCGCAACATTTTGAGAGGAGACAGTTTTTCTGAAAAACCGGTCACCGAGTTCAGCTTTGTTTTGCCTCTTGCAGTGCCACTGATCCTCATCGTCTCATATACGCGTACACACGAGAGAACTCAGAAATGGCTCAAGCCCCTACCTTCGACACCGAGATTAACAAAGCGCCGGCGCTCCGTATCAGCCATATCGTTCGCGACCCTATTAATGTGGATGGACGGGTAAGATACTTGGTCGATCCTGACGGTCTCAGCGATGAACGCGCGATCCCGGAAGACGTGGTTCTGATCCGCTGGCGGCGGCGCAAAATGGATGGTCACACGTTTCATGGCTGCCGGTTGGGGCCAAATATTTGGCGCGCCGTGGATTACGCTTTCGGTTCAGATGCCGAGAAAGTTTTCGAACTGTCAGTCGAACAGATCGATGCTGGCAGAAAAGCCTTGGGCCTGGACAAAGACACGCATCACTTTTGGCTTCCGGACGGCTCCTCAGTTGCCCATCTATTTGCCGCCTTGGGCCCGAAGCGTCTTGACCAGATCCTGCGTCGCCATCTCTCACCCGAACGGTTTGGAAAGTTCGGAACTCCAGACCTATTCCTGTTTGCCAAGAAACGCGGCCAAACCGGAGTTTCTTTCTCGCGACTGGTTGAGGTCAAGAAACCGAAAGAGCGCATCAGTCCGGACCAACACGAAGAAATTGCGTTCCTGCGCTCAATCGGCGTTCCCGCTCGAGTCCTTCGGCTCATCGAGCGCAAGTAACCAACAAAAACGGGGAGAGACGTCTTTCCGACACACTCTCCCCATCATGCCTTTCAGATAGCATGGATTTGTTGCAGATGTCGAAAGGAAAAGTGTTGCAACACTTTATGCATCTGCAGCATTGAGTCGATCTCGAAGATCCTTACCAATCCTAAAGTGCGGTACTGACTTCTCTGCGACCGGGATAGCGTCCCCCGAGCGTGGATTACGGCCGATCCGGGCATCGCGCTTACGCACACTGAACACCCCAAAACCACGCAATTCCACCCGGCCACCTGAAGACAGTTGTTCTGTGATGGCGTCAAAAACGCCTCTCACGACTGTTTCAAGCACTGCGCGTGAAAGCCCTGGATTTTCTTCGGCAAGCTTTGCAACAAGTTCGCTTCTCAGCATTAATTCCCCTCCCCTGCCCCTTCATCCGTTATTGTAGTGCGGTTATGGTTAGTTTGGGCAAGCCACTTGAAACCATCGCACGCAATTTGGTCAATATGAATTGAGCCGCGCTGCGATCTTGGTGAGCGCGAGCTTGTGTTGCCGCCAAGCAGTACTGCGATCAACGCCCAACTCGTAGGTGATCTCCTTCCAGGGACGACGGGCGGCCCTCCACCAAATCAGGCGACGTTCGTCCTCTTCAACCCACAGGACCCAGTCGAAGGTCTGCTCAAGCCGGGTGATCGCAGAGGTCGAAGGCCAAACCCGCATCGGCTCCGGCTCCATCGCGAGGATCTCCTTTTCCGACCGCACGATCTGCGGCCAAGCGTTGAAGTATCCCTGCACCCTCACCGGCGGCAGCTTGCGCAGGGTGCGGAATGCTTCCTCGAAGTGATCCGCGACATCGTCGGCGGTCCAGGTGCGATCAACCATGATGTGTCTCCTTGGTCGAGGCCCGCTTGCCGTAGAGCTTGGTGCCAAGTTGTTCGACCAGTTCACGCTGAGGCCAGGTTAACCTCTGGTCGTCGATACGGACCGCAAGCAGCCCCTGTTCGTGCCAGCCTTCGCGCTTCACCTGTTCCGGGTCCCGGCGCTGGCCGCCGTAGCCTTTTGGGTAGAGCCTCATGCTGCACCTCCCTGGTTCTCCAGAGCCCAGTGCAGGATGGCGATGGCGTCGGCTTCGTTGTCGTCCGCCGGGCTGTAACCCCGCGCACGGGCGGCTGCGATCATGGCTTGCTTGGGCGCGTTTCCGTGGCCGGTGGCATGGCGTTTGATCGTGCCCACCGGCGTTCCAGCATAGGGAATTCCCCGCAACTCAGCCCACGCGGTCAGTGAGGCCATGAGGCCGCCATAAACGTGGGCGGCGTCAGTGCCCGCGTGCCGCCTGACTTCTTCATACAAGATCGCCGAGATGGGTCCGGACAGCCGGTCGAGTTCCGTCAGCCAATTGGTAAAGCGCAGATAGCGCATGCCGCCGCCATCGTAGCGACCGGGTTTGAAGCTGGCCGTGCCCGTGGTGATCAGGCTGTCATGGCCACGCAGGGCCCAGCCGGTGGTAGTGCCCAAATCCAGGGCCAGGATTGTCGATTGGGTCAAGGAGACCTCCTCTTCGCTTTGGCGAGCGTGGCGGGAGGGCTGGCCGGTGAAGGCTGCGATCTCGCCAGGCCCCGAAGGGTGGTCTGATCATGTCAGGCGCGGGGCGAGCGGGCCGCCCGGAACTTCTTTCAATTCCTTCAACGGGGGCTTTTGAAATAAGTTGGCCCCTAAGGTGTTGATCTATATATATAATATAACTTCTTTCAATATTTCAATTATTTCATGAGGTACCTCATCCTTATTTTAACCGCGCGCGCGAGGATACACACATACAGGGATCCTCTTGAAAGATTGAAAGAAGTGAAGGAAGTCAAAATGCCGTTTCTTTACAGTCATTTGACCCCCGACTTCTTTCAATTGCAGAAACCCCGTTATTGAAGGAAGCCCCTGGATCACGTCAGCAACCGGTAGACCATGGCCCTGCGCCCTCCGGTATCCCGCATGCCGGTGGTGATGTCCCCGCTCTCAATCAGGGTCAGCAGGATCTCGTCTCGGTCGCGCGATTTCAGCCATTGCGAGGCCCGAGTGATCTCGGATTTGGTGATGCCCTTGGCCCCTGACGCGCGAATGATCTCCTTCAGCCGCTTCAGGTGTGCCTCGGTCTCGGTGTCCGCGACATGCCGCTCGACCGCTTCCATCGTGCGCTGTGCATAGTGCCGCACGAAACCGATGGCCCAATCCGCCGCCGTGATCTCGATCTGGGGCCTTACTGGATCACGACCCACCGCCACGATGAGCGCAAGCTTCAGGGCGTTTTCTCCGATGCGGGCGAGGATTGCCGTGAAGGCCGTTCCAGCGGCGGCCCGCAATTCCTCCGTCAATTCGATGCTGAGCTGGCGGAACCGGGCCCGAGCCTCCTCGGTCATCGGCACAATCATCGGGTGCACGGCAGTGTTCTGATCCGCGGTCTTGCCCGTTAGGTTGCCCTTTTTCCCGCCCCCACTCGACGCGATGAGCTGCAGCCCATTGATCAAGGTCGGCGGCGCCTGCCGGATGCCAACGGCGATGTTTTCATCCGGATAGTCCTCATCGCTCGGCAGGATCAGAAAACGGGCCAGCGAGCCGTCGACCACGTTTGCCCCCTGCAGCGCTCCCCAGAAGTGCAAGGGCGTCGTGGTACCATAGACGCAAAGGCAGGGCTGGTTGATGTCGCGTCGCTCGTTCGTGCCGTCACGATTTGCGTATTCCGCGCCGAGGAAGATCCCGCCCGCTGCCGTGTAAAGCTCAGTCATGTTGTCGAGGATCTCGGTGATGTGGCGCGGGCTGCGCTTACGGTCGGCGGCGGCCGACAGAAACATGCCGAACTCGTCGATCTGGAACAGGATCGCGGGCTGGCGGTGCAGCGCGGTCAGAAGCCCCGCGCCGGAAGCGATCTTGTTGCCGCCGAGATGATGGGCCAGCCCCGCCTCGAAGAAGGTCTCGTTGATGATTTCACGGGCGTGGTTCTTGCCCGATCCGCTGTCCGCGATGCCCACGACATAGAGGTTCGAGCGCAGGTTGCTCTCGGTGCGGTAATTCCGCCCCATCAGGGCACCGATAGCGCAGAGGCTGGCCCCAAGCGACAAAAGCGGCTGCGGGCGCCGGGCGGTGGACAGCATGTAATCCGTCAGATCGCCGACCAGCCCGTCAGGGATGGCCAGCGCATACGCAGGTGTGGGCGCAGAGACTGCGGTGGCAGCCGCAGCAACATCCAGCCTCGCCAGCAAACCGGCCGCCGGATGGTCTCCACCATCGGGCAGACTGCCGTCCAGGCGAAGATCAGGTTCAGGCTGCCAGCCGCGTTCAATGGCGAGATGGTAGATCGTGCCAGCTCCGATCCGGTCGGGCTTGAAGCTGGCCCAGGCCTTCATCGTGGTCGCGGGCACATCCTTGGCCGTCTGCGCTGACCAATCAGCAAAGAGATCAGCCCCGGCCTCGCCAAGCGCCCCTTTCACCGCCATGCCAACCCGCATCCAGCTGTCATAGTCGAGTTCTGCATTGGGCAGCCAGGCGAGCGCCGCCTCGATTGCCGGCAAGGTTCCGATCTGGCTGTGGCTGCGTGAGACTTCCGCGGGCGGCGATAGGGCAGCCAGCCCGCGCTGCCGCAGGTTTTCTGGCAGAAACGCATAGGCCTCGTCGAGGAAAGCGGTGGCAGCTTCGGCCGAGATTTCGGGCAATTCGGTGATGTCGAGGTCCGCCAGCCCCTCCTCGGGCCAAGCATAGGGTGCGCCTGTGTCGGGGTGGATGGCATAGGCCACAAACTGTTGCCCAAGGCAGAGCACCTCCAGCGGATGGCGCTTGATGCCACGGAAAGGCGCTGCCGTGCGATAGACCAGCATACGTTTCGGGGCACGGCCAATCCGCAATGCGGGTGTGTCGCCGAGACGTTCCCGGGCGAGCCGCTCGATCCGGAGAGCCAGTTCAGCGTCCTCGGCGATGTCGATATCCACCGCCGCCACGGCACCACCGACGATCCCGATGCCGCAATCGGGCCAGCTGGACCATGTGGCCACCTCAACCTCGGTCGTGCCGCGTTCGGCATGGCGGTTCCATTCCGGGTAATCCGCCCATGCCCCGCGCTGGAAGCGGCCGGGCTTCTTCGTTCCCGGGCCGATGGGCAGAATGGCGTAGCCATTGGTGACAAGCCGCGCGCCGAAGCGCGCCATGAAGGATGTGTCAGCCATCAGAAGGGCACCTCGGGGGTCATGGCGTCGAGGCGTTTGCGGTCCTTGACCGCAAGCTCACGCAGGTGGTCGCAATATCCAGTGACGACCGCATCGATGAAGCGGTCCCATTCGGTCTCGGTCAGGGTGGCGAGATCGGATTTGCCGATGCTCTCGAGATACGCGCCGCCCATTTGGCCGCCGACGGTCATCGCCTCGGCCTCGTTCGGGGTGGGGTCGATCATGCCCTTCCTCCCATGGCAGATATCCTGGCAGGCCCGACTGCAGAGGTGCTTGCGGCTGGTGTCGCGCCGCGGGTCGGCGAGCCGATAGTGTGGGTTGAACCAGCCAAACACACGAGGTTGCCGGTGGCAGACGGCGCAGAGGCCGGTGTGGAGTTCGCGCATGGGTCAAACCTGTGGCCTGAGATTTCGACATAGCGACCCGAAGGTCGGACCGAGATTGCGCTGGGGCGAGCAAGACGCGCGGCTTCAGCGATGGCCTGATCGACGGTGAGCGGCACCGGACAGCCCGGGGCGCGCTTGCGCCACCACTCCGCCGCCTTTTGCCGGGCATAGCCCTGATGCTCGATGCAGACCCATTCGCTGTAGGATTTCAGACCGCAGCTATAGGTCACCTTCAGTGAGGGCAGCCCGCCCAGCTTGTCGTGGCGGCTGTAGGACACGCCATGAACCGGCAGCCACTGCATCTTAGGCGACAGCACGGGAAGCGTGGCCGCCGTGGGTGCGATCTTCACCTTCCGGGCTGGAAAGACGTAGCCGCAGTCAGGGCATTCCGTCGCCGCAAGCGCGATGATGCTGTCGCATTCCGGGCAGACCTTGGTCGGGGCCTCGCCGCTACCGGCCTCACCGGGCCGCCGCGGCCGCACCAGATCGATCGGCCCGTGGCGGCGGACATTGCCCGCAAAATCGAGGACTAGGCAATTTTCTTTGCCGGGGGCGAGGCGCGTGCCGCGGCCCACCATCTGCACATAGAGCCCTGCGGACTTGGTGGGACGCAGGAGCGCGATCAGATCAACAGCGGGGGCGTTGAAGCCGGTAGTCAGCACGCCCATCGAGGCCAGCGCGCGGATTTCGCCGCGCTTGAAGGCGGCGATGATGGCATCGCGCTCCTCCTTCGGCGTGTCGCCAAAGATTGTGCTGCAGATGATGCCTTGGCGGCCGAACTCCTCGGCCACATGGCGGGCGTGCTCGACGCCCGAGCAGAAGGCCAGCCAGGATTTCCGCTCGCGACCATGTGCGATGATCTCGGTAACGGCTGCCCGCGTGACGGCCTCCTGATCGACGGCAGCAGCCAGATCGCGCTGGATGAAATCGCCCGCACGGGTACCGACCTTCGAAACATCGAGGCGCGTGGCGGGCTGCTTCGACACGAGCGGGCTGAGATAGCCAGCGTCGATCAGATCGCGCACCGGTGCCTCATAGGCGATGTCCGTGAAAAGCGCGTTCTTGCCCTCATGCAACATGCCGCTGTCGACCCGGAAGGGCGTGGCGGTCAGCCCGATGACCTTGAGCGCGGGGTTGATGCGGGTTAGGCCGTCCAAAAACCGGCGGTACATGGTGCTGGAACTGTCGGGGATGAGATGTGCCTCGTCGATCAGCACGAGATCCGTGTGGCCGATCTCAGCCGCGCGGCGGTGGATCGACTGGATGCCTGCAAAGAGGATCTGCGCCCGAGCCTCGCGCTTGCCCAAGCCCGCCGAATAGATGCCGACCGGGGCCTCGGGCCAGAGGCCCATCATCTCGGCATGGTTCTGGGCGATCAGCTCGCGGACATAGGTCACGATCAGGATGCGCTGGTCGGGCCATGCCTTCAGCACGCCCTCAATGAAGGCGGCCATGACCAGGCTCTTGCCCCCAGCGGTCGGGATCACAACGCAACAATTTCCAGTATTCTCGCCGTAGTACTTGTAGATGGCCGCAATGGCAGCCTCCTGATAGGGTCTCAAAGTCAGCATTTTGGCTTCCTCCTCAGCGCGGCGTGCAAAGCCAGGTGTTCGCGCGCATGCAGCACTTCCAGATTGTCCGGAGCGTTGTTCTGCCGGTTGTGATCTCGATGGTGTACGTGCTCATCCGGCCTCAGGGTCCGGCCGAGCTTTTCCTCGGCAACCACGCGATGTTCGTGGCGACCGAAAAGCTTTCGATAAGTTGATGGCTTCACTGCCGGAAAGCGGCGCAACTGGGCGGCACGCATATGCTCCCGAACGACCGAGCTTGGCGCGACGTAACTTGGGTCGCCATATCGACGAATTCTCTGGGCGTGCTTGCCGCAGTATCCCTTCGCGCCTTTCTCAATCGTCGCTTCGCAATCTCGGAACCGGCAGGTGTTTGGCAGGCGACGCTTTTGTTTTTGCCGCACGGAAGACATCTCGCGTGCGAGGCATCCACAGGAACGAACACTCCCGGATTTCAAATTCCCGGTGGTGGCGCGGTGCTCGGCCCCACAATCGCACACACAAAGCCAGGAGATTTCGCCCCTTCCGCTCCGAATGCCGCTATCTGCGATAATTGTGAGCCGACCAAATTTCTGACCAACACGAATACTTGCCGCTCTCATTGTGCGGCCTCCTTGTTGCGGGCGTCGTTTGCCCAGGTCGAGCCATCGGCCGTGCGGTAGGTGACGATATCGTCGCCCGCATCGATGACCTCGCCCGGGACGAGATCGGGGATAAAGAGATGGCGGTTGCAGGCTGCGCGCTGTTCGAGCGCTGTCAGCATCCGGTCGTGACGGGCGCAGTGCCAGCCGCCCTCAATTGGGGTTGAGTGCAAACAGGACCGGCAGGTCACAGCCGCCCCACCACCCTCGTGACAGGCGGCATGATGATCGCAGAACCGGCACTCGAACCATGCCGGGTCCTCGCTAATCCGCGTGGGCGGGTGCTGGGCGAAGATGACGCGCCCGGCCTTGTCCAACAGGCGTTCGGCCATGGCACTGTCAGCCTCGATGCGCTCGATGTGCAGTGCGTCCGTATCCTTGCAAACCGCCACATACAGCGCACGGGTGATCCCCGTCAGGTGCATGTAGATCTGCATCTGCGCGGCATGCTGGGGCTTGGCCAGCACCACGCCTTTGGCGGTCAGCTCAGTGAAGCTCTTAACCCCATGGGTCTTGAACTCGAGCACATGCCAGGTCTTCGGGGCCTCGAGGATGCCGATGGCCACGCCATCGAGCGATCCGCCGAAATGGCCGCCATGGGCCTCGACGCGGAACTGGCGGCCGGTTTCGGGATCGACCTCGAGCACCGTCGCGCCGGTGGCGCGCAGATTGCGCACAAGCCGGTCTTCTTCCAGCTGGCCGGTCTCGAAGAGGCGCAGCAGACGGCCGGAATGGCGTGCTGGCGTGATCCAGCGGAAATCGTACCAGAGCGCCCGGGCACAGGATTTGCCGATGATCGAGGCGCCGAGGTGATCGCGGAAACCATCACCCTGGCGGGCCTCATAATCAGCATAGATCGCCGTCAGCGTTGGCGTTGGGGCCTCGGGAAGCTCGGCCATCACAGACCCTCCCGTTCACTGCGGGCCTGCGCCTCAGCCAGAATGCCGCTCCAGGTTTCCGGATCATGGCGCTCGCGCAGAACTCCGATCAGCGCGTCCTTCAGTTTTTCGCGGCGGCGACGCCCGGTGCCTTGGGCCAGAAGTTCCGCCCGCTCGCGGCTCAGATGGCGAAGCGCTGTGCGAGCCCGGTGGAACCAATCTGGATCGATGGGTTTGTGACCCCGCTGCCGCGAAAGATCGGCCGTCGCGATCTGGGTGCGGATCTTGGCAATGGCGTCGTCGAGTTCGATCAACCGGCGCTGATCATCAGGCAAGCCGGGGCTGATCACGGCCCCAAGGTTTCCCTCGGCGGCCGCGTTGTTTAGGTCAGTCATGGGAGTATCCTCAGATGGGGTTGGGCGCCGCCCCGGCTGTCACGAGGTCAGGGCGGCGCGAGATCTCAGCCCTTCTTGTTCCAGGGCGCAGACGCCATCTTTGGCGGGTCCGCAGGTGTCGGCGCAGCGGGCGTCGGTTTGGCAGCACGAGCCACCGCGCCGCGTTCGGGCGGCAGGTAGGCGACGGCATTACTCTCGCCGTAGCCATTCTTCGGCGGCCTGACCTTCACCTGGATCGTCATCGGGATCAGGTGCAGTTCCTCGCTGTCACTGACATGCATCTTGCCCGTCGCGTGGCAGATAGCCGAGAGCGTGCGCTGTGCGATTTCCACCGTGGTCGGGTTCGGGTTTACGAGGTTCAGCTGGTCGAAGATCTTCCGGCCCTTGTGCTCGCCCTCAAGGATGTCGAGCATCAGCCAGAGAAACTGGCCCATGCCATTCTTGGTGACGCGCATCTCGCTCTCAACGATCTGGGCGCGGTATTTGCCCGCCGGCAAAAGCTCCTGGGCGGTGGTGGGCTCGACGCTGGTGGCGTCAAAGGACGTATCGAAACGTGCCATGGTCTTGTCCTTTCAGGGCGATCATTCAGATTGAGGCATGGCCGCCATGAACTCGGCCCAGCTGAGGGGCAGTGTGTCGGGCAGGCCGTAACGGTTCTTGGCGAGGAAGGCGGGGCGCTCCTCGGTGTGCATGACGCGCGCACCGGACCCGAGCGCCCGGGTCACCTTCTTGTTGAAGCCGACATCGGATTTGGCGACCGAGATCTGGTAGTTGGCGAAGAGGACGACGTCGGAATGCTCCTGCAGCAGCGCCGAGGTGCGGGCCTGCAGCTTGATCACATAGCGGTCGTAAGGCTCGTGCTCGGGGCTGTCGAAGCGCTTGATGTCGGTATGGGCGATCTGGATGACCGCCATGCCTTTCTGGTCCCGGAGCGCGTTCAGCTTGTCGAGATACTCCCGCCAGACAGTCAGCGCCTCGGCGTAGCCTTTCCCGAAGCCGGGGGTTTCAATGGACGCCCAGCCGTTGCGGTGGCAGGCTTCAGCCCAGATCAGCGGCTCCAGCCAGTCGACGCTGTCGATGACCACCGTGCCGAACTCGTGGTCCTCGGTCAGCAGAGCGTCCAGGGCCCCGGCCACGTCCGCATAGCTCGTCGCCAGTGGAAAATGTGGCACCTGCAGTTTTCCGAGCCCGTCCTCGGTCATGATGAACACCGGCCGATCTGCATCGGCCGCGAAGGTGGACTTGCCGACCCCGGCCACGCCGTGGATCAGGATGCGCGGCGGTGTCAGCGCCGAGGTCATGCACAGGGATGCGAGAGAAATAGCCATCAGGCAGTCCCCTTCGCTTCCAAGACCACCTTCAACGCACCCATTTTGACAGTACGCGCCGGCTCAAACCCCTTGCGCCAAGCCTCAGGAAGCGCGCCATACGTGCGCTCAGAAACCGACAACTTCGTGTCGATGAACTCGGTAGGATCCTCCCCTGCCGATGCGATGTTCTGGGCGATTTGGGCGAGCTTTTCTTGGTCCCAGTCGACGCGTTTGGGCAGATCAGCCACCACCGCGTAGTCGCCGTCCACCAAGCGGACCGTGCCGGTGTCCTTGCCGCAGGCACGGCGCGCTTCGGCAGCCCGGGTCGCATAGCGCACCTCAAAGGCTGTGTTGAGCCGCAGCGTCGCGGACTTCAATTGCCTGGCAGCATTATCAAGTTCCGCCTGCAACGCGGCCAGCAATTCGACCGGCATTTGCGCCATCTCGCCAGTCGGCAGGTTGAGCATATCATCCACGCTCAGGGTGTTCTTTGGATAAGTCACTCTCGTCTCCATGTCTTGGAAGTTGGTCATGCATCCGCCCGCAGCGGGCGAGTGGTTGGGGATGTGTTGGGATCAGGGCGCGGACGCGCGATGGCGCGGTAATCGAAGAGATCCGGGCCGAGGCGCTCTTGAACGAGATGAACAAGGTTCTGTTCTGAGGCGCGCCAAGCGGCGGACGCGATCATCCGCAAGCTGCGCTGCTGCGATGCCGGAAGCTTGGAGACGAGCGAGACCGCATCCACCGCGAGAAAGCCACGATGGTAACTGACGGCCGCACCCGGAGGCGCCAAAGAAACCCAAGCAAAAAAGCCAATGTCGTCGCGGATGTCAGGCTGCATCATGCCACCCGTGCCGCCTGGACGGCCTCGCCTTGATGCAAGTGGGCCAGTTCAAAGGATAGAACGTCCTCGAGCCGGTAGATCACCCGGCCACCAAGCTTCATGAAACTCGGCCCCTCACCGGTCCAGCGCCAGCGCTCCAAGGTGCGGTGGGAAATCGTCCAACGCCTGGCGAGTTCCTTTTGGGTGAGGCAGATTTTTGTCTGCATATCGGTCTCCACTGATGGTTACAGGGAAACAATGCAAAAGCTTGGTGTGGGATGTCGTCGGGATCAGAAGGGGATGTGGAAGGGGATGGATGCCCCATTGAAACGACAGCAGAAAATGGAAAAGGGGGATGAGCATCCCCCTCTCATCCCCCTCCCGACCCCCTGGCCATCCCCTTCTCACG